TACCACTTGCAGGCATTGGAATATTGGCGTTTGTGACTTTTTCAAGCACGGCTCTAAAATCCTCTCCGCCGTTACTCGAAAAAGCTCCGGGTACGTTCTCCCAAATAATGAAAGTTGGATATTGTCCATTTGTTGCTAACCTCATTTCTCTTATAATTCTTATTGCGTGTATGAATAACCCGGAACGATTACCTTTAAGTCCTTTTCTCTTTCCGGCTATGCTCAAATCTTGGCAAGGACTTCCAAAGGTTATAATATCCACAGGTTGTATTTCATCCCCTTTAAGTTCCGTAACGCTTCCAACGTGCATTACATCCTTAAAACGGTATCTTGTTATGTCGATACAATTCGGTTCTACCTCTGCGGCCCATAACGGTTTAATGGTGCATCCTGTATCTATTCCGCTCGGTATGCCTGCTGCATAGCAGAAACCTCCGATACCGTCAAATAGGCTACCTAGTGTCAATTCTCTCAATGTTACCGCCCCTTTCTTTAATCTTCTCCCCAACGTATTTGATACACACAATAAATTTTTCCGTCTTTTTTATATCCTTTCCCTCTAGTGTATTTTCTTCCATTCATTCTCAACATTGCTACTGTGTTTATTCTTTTAGGAAAACTAACCTTTACATACGGTGTGTTCCCGAATAGTGTCTTTTCATTTGTTGCTATGATGTATTCATTTGCTCCTAACTCTTTCATAAGCAAATCGGTTTTTTTATATAAATCTTCCCAATCCAAATCATCTATTTTCATTTGTTGCCATTCCTTTCTACCAATCTTCTAACTTTTTAACTCTCGCCTGTAAATTGGCTATCGTTGTTTTCATTTCCTCAATCTGATAAGGCAGTACGTCCGTATTCTCAAACATATAAAGGACTTCTACCGCCCGGCTTATCGGTACACCACTTTTTAATCTCGGTTTGTTGGTCTTTGGGTCAATCTCTGTAAGTCTGCTGTTCTTTGGTTTCCTCTTGGTGTCCTTTGCTGGTCCTGGCATTGCTTTATTCATCATCTTGTAATACGGAATCTCTGCCCCTACAATTCCGTTAAGTCGCACTTAATAACCCTCCCTGTGCCGTTTCCTTTTCAATCTTCTTATCTGCTACTGCTGCCGTTTCCTGTAACTCCTGCTCCAACTTCTCCCAAATCAAAGGAATCATTAGCTTACAAACCATAATTGTATGTATTCTGCTTGGTGCTTCTGTTAATCTCTCGCACATATACACGAATAATAAGCCTGCGTTGGCATCCCCCTCCCAATCTGGGTTGTCCTGTCTTGATTTCTTAAAAAGCGGTGTTTCTTTGTACTGCTGCCCTAATTCCTGTAATATTTCTATTGAACGGTCTGTAAACGTTACCTCTCCGCCCTCCTTGACCTCTGTAACGGTCAACAGTTCCATAATTTTATCTTTTTCGCTCTGCATTTTCGTATGCTCCTTTCAATTCCTCGGTGTGCATTAAAAAGTGTACCGCTCCGTCAAACTTTACTTTGTATTCTTCTATATCCTCGGATTTTAAATACTGTCTGCCGTACATTTCTTTCATATCTCGCCATACATTCCAAGGAATAAAGAAAAAATCATCCTGTATACAGATACACACCCCACATAACGCTCCTAATCTGCTGTGTTTTTCCAATACGTCCATTTGCGTATCTGTAAGCACGTTCCGGGTTATCCTGTCTTTACTCGTCCTCTTGGCTTCAAACATTATCGAACGCCCACCGTATAAGGTCCCTTGAAAGTCAGGCTGTGCGTGTGTGCTGAATCTCCCTGTAAATTCTCCTGTCCTGTGGTTCTTACTCGTTACTCTGAACGGCTCTGGCGTTTTATCAATGCTTGCTATTCCGTGGCTTTCGTACATTCTGCACCCGGCTAATATCTCTCTTTCAAAGTGCTGCCCCTGTGCATTGTTAAGCCTGTTCTTGTACTGCTGCCGTATCTTATTTTCGTCTACTGCTGCACCTCTTGCATTTTTCCATGCCTGCAACTCTTTTTCTGTGTCCGATTCGGTCACAATCCCTTTGTTTATCAATGTTTTTCGCTCCTTTTTGTTAGTTCATTCCACGGTATCAACTGCATACGTTTTTTACCGTCTAATTCGTAAATAAATGATACTGTTCCATTTTTTAAGCTATGTTCTGTGATAATGTCCGTTATCTGCATTTCTGCTGTGCCTAATCTTCTCGGATAGCCTGTAATAGCCATTCCCTCAATTATTGCAACTTCTACAATATCGCCCAACTCATAAGGGCAATGTGCCATGAATACCGCCTGCTGCATATTAACAACCGCTCCTTTCTCTGATTTCGTGAATGTGTAGTGTGTAATATTCCTTTCCGGGTTCTGCTCCCCATTCTTCTTTACCTACCTTAACATCTAATGAACACAATGCGGTAAACTGTGGTCTACTGCTGCCGTATCCGTTTCTGAATCCTATTAACTGTTTATCAAGTCCTGTAGGAATATTTGAGTTTGGGTACATTTCAAATATTTTCTTAAACCTCGTTGTATAATACGGTTTAATCTCTCTGTATTCCTCCTGTTTGTCCCCGGAAAGAATCATGTTGAACCATTTACCCTTAATTGGTAATATCATTATTTCAACCGCTTCTATTTCATCATCACAAAACAACCTTGTCATTCCGTTATGATAATGTTCTGCATACTGCTTATCGACTTTTAAATTTGCCCTTGCGTATCTGTCGTAGGTTGATTCTGCCGTAATCGTTCCTGTTATTCCTGTCATATCTTCGTTACAATCCCCTGCCATTCCATACCTGTAATGCAGTACCGACTTGGCATTTATAATTCTTATTCGTTGCCCCACTTTGTACTCTTTACCGCCTATCTGCATTTCCTACCTCCATTTTCTTAACTTTATTTTTTAGAAGTTTCTGTAATTTCTTTTTCTTCACATTCTCCGGCTTGCTGTCCTCATACTCCTGTTGGCTCTTCTCCCATACTTCTACAGGTACGCCCTCCATGTACTCCAATGGCTCAAATGTATCGGGGTCAAAGTTTTTCGGTATCTTTCCCTCTAACGCTTCTCTTTTTAAAGTTTCTTTCCATGAATGGTCTACTTTGTATCTGTCGCAAGTAAAATATGTGTAGTTGAAACTCGTTACTTCTCTTCCGTATCCTGCGTTTATATGTGGCATAACATTACGGCGGTTTTCCGGTCCTTTTGGGTGTGTGCAATATATTCCGTTCGGGTATTCCGATTCCGTATAAAAGCCATTGAAATACTCACACATTCCACAGATTCCATAAAATTCATTCGGTCTACACGGTCCGCAATGCTCTTTATATACTTCTTGGTCTGTGAGGTCAAAACTCTTTGTATTATCGTTCCAATGTAAAGACCTACCGCTAAATATGCCGATTTTACACGGTGTGTCATATTTATTTTTCCCTGTGCCGTATTCAAAGTTTTCTTCGCTATCTCTGAATCTGCAATATTTACAATCCGTTTCCCAAATCTTTGGCGGTATCATTTTATTTTTATCCATTATTTAATCCCTCACTTTCCGTAATCGTAAGTAACAATTCCACCCCGTATAATCGTTGTATTCAAAATCTATCTTTACAGGTTCGTACCCCTTATATATTTTTCTCCATACCTCCTTATCTTCCGGGGTCTTTGCATACTCTCGGAGTTTTCTAAAACTCCATTTATGGTCGTTTTTCTTTACCTTTGGCTTTTTAAGGTTCATTGATGTAGACCATTTTTTGCAACCTTTTTTACGCTTGTTTATGTAATTTACTATGCCCTCTAATCCGTTTTCGTCCGGCTGCAATCTGTCACAGTTCACGAATCCGTAATAATCTGCCTTGGCTCTGTATTCCGGGTCGTTTGCCTTTTTCCAATTTATTCTTGTGGTACTCCACATTAACTCTAAATCGTCACGGTCTAACCCTCCGCTGTTGATAATGATATGGTGGTGGATTCTTACGGCTTTTGTTGCCTTATCGTCCGCATCAATCCCCTGTAATGTAAGCTGCCCCTCTTCCTCTTCCGGGGTGTATTCGGTAACAAGCATATATTTTAAATCCTCGCCTGTTTCCCTCTTCATTTTCCTTTTGATGCGGTCTAAGTAGTTATGCACATTCTTTTCCGCTTCCTCCAAGGACATAGGCAAATGCTCATTGTTGTATGTAGCTGATATATGAAAATCATTTGTGCCAAAATTAGTATTGGCAATCTGTACGAATCTTCTTTTACTTCTCTTGTCGTTAAGGTTCTTTTGAGCCTGTGAGGATTTACCTTTTTTCCCTTTGCCTGCTTCCGGCATATTCGTAACCGCTACTATATCAACCTCTAAGTATTCCTCTCCGCAATATATCCTCTTCTCACGGATAAAGTTCTTTCTCTTGTTTGCCATACCGTTCATTCTCCTTATACTACAAGTCCATAAGGGTATACCTACTAAACCATATACTTATACAAGTATAGTCTTATATAAGTATATAATTTTATGAATGTCCTAGATGTTAATACCCCATACAAGGTCCTCAACACGCCCCTTTTATAGCCTTTGGCGTGTGATTTTAAGGCTTTTTTATTGACTTTGTGCAAGCCTTATAGTATAATTTGAATAGGTGTAATTATCGCTATAAGGCGGTATCTTGGGAACTCGCATAAGCCACTATGCAAGTTCCTTTTCTTTTGTCTTTTCCCTGTATATCTTGGTTGCAAAATCTACCGTGTAATATCCTCCACAACCTTTATGTTTTGCCATATACGCACAACTAAGCGATATTTGACCGCATTTTAAGCATTTGAGTTTAAAATACGGCAACGCCGTTACCTGTGTGTTTAGGCAAGGAATATACGGTATATCCAAGCCGTTATCTGCATGGTATCTGATACCCTCCACAAAATCCGAATAATCTACCATACTTCCAATGTTCTTTATGTTCTCGGTATCCAAATCCCCGACCTCTATAATCTCGCCGTTTACTATGTCTACCGTTGTTTCCAAGTCCTGCACTATGAAATAGCCTATTTCCTCTGCTGTTTCATAAAGCAATATATCCTGCTCATAAATCGGTTTCCCGAATCTGTCGGTTGTATCCGTCTGTCTGCACATGGTATTTATATCTACCTCATACACATTTGCACCCGGATAACCGCCTTTGTCTATGTAATGACCTGCGGGGCGTACTGCCCCGTCCTTTGGTCTTATTGGTGGTTCTGTTATGTATTCGCCCTCTATCCATATTGGGTATGGTGTACTACTGCTTTTTGCCTTTGCTCTCACTTTCCTGTACCCCTCTTTCTGCAACCGTGCCGATAATCTCCATTCTTGCCGTATCAGATACCCCCATATCGTCCACACACGGCAACAACTGATGTATGATACCCTCGTGGTCAATCCAACGGAATATAACCACATCTGCAAGCCTTACTTTTACCGTGTTGCTGCCGTCTTTTCCTGTGAATCCCTGTAATGTGTTGTACTCCCTGTCAACTGTCGCTTTGTCTACTACAAATTCTCTTACCTGTCCGTCTACTTCCAAGGCTACAATATCGCCTGTATACATTCTTTTGCCGTTCTTATCCCTGTACGGTGTCTGTTCTCCCAAGGTGTCCGGGAATATCTCTTTAAAATCTCCGTAGACCGTGCCAATCTCCGCTATCTCGTCCGTTTCGTATCCATAAGACGGCATACCGTAGACCCACTCGTAAGATTCTTTTTCCCTGTTATATGTCAATCCTCTGTACTTCATTGTCCTACCTTTCCCAAGGTTTTAATGTAAGAGGGTGCTGCTCTTTAATCTCACGGCTACGCTCTACATTGGTCTGTAATATAAGCTGTGCCTTTTGCATTTCCTCTTGTGGCATTTCCTTGTCTTTGTACTCGTCTATAAATTCTTGGTATTCCTGTATCTTTTTTCTTAACTCTGCATCCGTGGCGGATATGACATATACGGTACTGCAATGTCTACAACGCCAATACCTGTATTCGATTTCCCCGACTTTCTTATAACTCGGCTTTATCTTTCCTATGGATTTATGGCACTTATCGCATACTATTGTAGGCTTATACTTTCTTTTTATTGGTTTCACTTTATCCCTCCTGTAGCACCTTTAGGCTCTTAATGTGGGATACCCGGAATAAACAGGATTTACATACATAAGTACCCTTGTGAGATAAAAAGTAATACCCACCTTTCAAGTAAAGGTTGGGGTCGTTTTTTATCTCTTCCGTTCCTGTTTTTCTTAAAATTCCCTGCATTGTATCGCCGTCAAATAGCTTTACTTCCACACTCTTGCCTATGTGCTTTTCTAATTCGCTTCGCTTCATGGTTGCCACCTTTCAAGTACAGGGGTGCTACCGCACCCCTTAGCAGTTATTCAGTAATCAGTTTTCCGTTTACCTCATAAAAAGCGGAGCGGAAACCAACGCCGGCGCCCGAGTCGGAACGAGGGTCAGACAAGCAGAGAGCGGACGGACCCGAATTGGAAGTACTGCCGAACGCCGACCCACGGAACGGCATATACTCGCCCTCTGTAGCATCAAAATATACATAGGTCTTATTCTCTTCCTCTGCTCTTTTATCCGGGATAATTCCCAAGTCTTTAAGCACCTGTGGAATCTCTGATAACTCAACCTCTAATTCATCAATTCTTACTCCGTCATAATCCGGCGTATAATCATCTGCTGCCACGGTATCCGTAATTGTGATTTCTCCATATTCCACGTTTGCCCTTACCGGCCCCTTGGATGTTTCCACCTGCTGCCATTCGGTGCTATCCTTTGACAGGTCGCAATATGTGGATGCTGCTTTATTGTCCGGGATAAACTCTATTACTCCGTCCTTAATCCTTAATCCTGCCAACCATTCCCATATATTACCGTTAAGGTCTGATACTCCATAAGGTGTATGGTCGTGATTCCATGTAACCGGTCCTGTACCTGTATATGTCCGTCCAAAACCGCTTACTTTACCCTGTTCGTCCTTGTGGTAATAGTCTTTGCCCCAATCGGTGTTACCGTGTGGCATTGTGCCTTTTTCCCTACTCTGATTTAACAGGTATTCATACTCTACGGCGGTCATAAGATGCCAACCTAACCCCTTGCATCTGCAAGCCTGTACCGCTTCGTCAAATGTGATATTTACGGTTGGGTCTGCCATTGGCATACTGTAGGCTCTGCCGTCAATTACTGTATTCGGGTACTTGGATATGTAAATGGCATCCGCCACCTTATCCCCGATTTTGAATACTGCTGGGATTTCCTCGGTATCCTTTGGTCTTACGAATCTGCACATGATAGACGGAATCCCTCTATCATCAAAAATTACTACATTGTTGTGGTCTACTGCGTTCATTGTTCCTTGTCCTCCTGTTTTCTACTTCTTTGCGTAAATTGAATGTAACTTTATGCTTCCACGCCTTTTTATGCTTTCCTCGGTGTGTAATCCCGAATCAAAAAATGCACAAAAGGTAGTACCGCCGATAATGCTTGTTGCAACTATGTAGCTGCCGATATTATGAAACTCGCACCGCTTCACATTTCGGTATACTGCTGTGTGCTTCTCTGTTCTGCTTCCTGCCATGCTGACCCTCCTTTCTCGGTGTTACCTTTACGGTTATTTCTACACCCTCTCTCTGTCCTATCAGCATAGCCAAGGTGTCATAGAAGCGTTGTACCTGTTCTATGTTCAAGTCGTATCGCCCTCTCTTCCTCTGCTATATCAACTGCTGCCTGTCTTATTTCTTTGCAATCCTCTTTTAAAAGGTCTGCTGTCATTTCCATAACTTCCAACGGTAGGTTTTCATCTACCACTAGAGAGCCGACCATATCCGCCAACTCTCTAGCTTTTTCCTGTGCGTTTAAATCCAATTCCTTATCTCCTTTATCTAAAGAGCCTATGCCGTTGCTGTTGCTTTTTCTTTGTCCTGTTTCTGTGCATCAACCTTAATAGCCATGCCCTCGCCAAGACCAAGCAGATAACTTTTATCGCTCTCTGAAAGTTTAGGAATGATTAAAGCGAATGTTTCGATAATCTGTTTTTCTCTCTCTGACATAAAAGCCACTTCCTTTCTATAAAATCATTTGTTATTCACAACAATATTTTGTTGTTTCTATGGCTATTGTATGCCATTAGAACAACATTGTCAATACCTTTTTTGTTGTTTTAATGTCTTTTTGTTGTTTGCGTGACTTTTTCCTATTGACATTTACTTTAGTTAGTTGTATCCTCTAATCAAGAAAGGTGGTGTAACGCATGAATGAGCGACTAAAGAAATTGCGAAAGGCTTTAGACCTCACGCAACAAAAATTCGCCGATACATTAGGGGTTAAAAGAAATACTGTCGGTCAATGGGAATGTGGAATAAATGCTATTACCGACCAAGTTATTACCTCTATTTGCCGTGAATTTAATGTTAATGAGGAATGGTTGAGAAATGGTAGCGGGGATATGTTCTTACCAACTGACCGCAACGCTGATATTGCTAAGTTGACAAAGCAGTTATTGAATGAGGAAAGTGATTCTTTCAAAAATCGTTTTGTTTCCATGTTGGCGAATCTAACCGTTGAGGAATGGGAATTTTTAGAGCGAAAAGCTAAAGAATTGTGCGGGGTGGATGATGAAAAGGAAAATTCAGATTGAAATTGATGTACCCGAATACATAGACGATTCTTTTATTGAAATGTTATCTATGT